CAAAGGTAAGCAAGACAAAGAATGGGAGAGTTTTCAATATACAACATTAGATGGTGGTATGGTTACACCAAAAGAAATAGATCAAGCTAGACAAGACTTAGATCAAAGAACATTTAGACAAGAGTTCGAGGGTACATTTGAAAACTATGCTGGTGCTATCTACTATAACTTTCACCCTGTAGAATCTATAGTCAATAAAAAGATAGATTGGAAGAAACCTTTACATATAGGCATGGACTTTAACATAGACCCAATGTCAGCTTGTGTTGCACAGATAGACAAAGAAAAGATATATTTAGTTGATGAGATAGTAATTTATTCAAGTAATACTGACGAAATGGTGCAAGAAATTAGAGATAGATATGGAACAAAATTACCAATATTTATTTATCCTGATCCAGCATCAAGGCAAAGAAAAACATCTGCTGGTGGTAGAACAGACTTATCTATTTTACAGAATGGTGGATTTACAGTTAAGGTAAAACATAAACACCCAGCAGTAAGAGATCGGATAAATGCTGTAAATTCTAAACTTAAAGATTCAAAAGGTGTAAGACATATTTTTATTAGCAATTCTTGCAAATATCTTATAAAAGGATTACAAAGACAAACATACAAGGAAGATACAAATATTCCTGATAAA